ACGTTGCTTACCAATGGCAATGTCTTTGCAAGTGCGTAGGCACCGGGTGACATTACATAGTGGCAGTTTGCCAAGGATCCGCCGGCTTCGATGACCTTCTTCTCCAAATTGATAGCCAATGCAGCGTTTAACGTAGTTACGTTCGCTGCAGCTGTTCCTGCCGTAGACAGGTCAGAAACCTCTGAGGATCCGAGGATTTCTTTGAAACCTTCTCGGTCGATGAATTCGCCCATTTCCTGACGAATGTCATTTGCGATGAGTTGATCAATGGCCACGCCTCCCTGAAGGATCAATTGCTTGGAATACGTAGTTTTCGTAGCAACTCGGCGAGGTTGCATATTGATTTCATCCAACTCCAAACCTGCTGCAGTAGATGCTGTCACCTCGGCCTTTTCAACTGCGAGTGCAGGGTTTGCAATACGTGGAAACTTCAAGTTGCCTGTCGCTTGGATCGTTTGCACGCCCAAGTTTTGCAAGAAAGTAGGCTCACGCAATGCTGCAACGCTGAACGGAACGTCAGTTGCTACGGCACCCGATCCGTCACCTGTTGGTGTGGCTTGGAAATCATCCGCAGAACCGGCACGGAACGCGATTGAAGGAATTGAAATGGATCCGCTTGGTTGCAAACCCATGTTGCGCATTTCGCGTTGTCCTTCTTGCGTCCACTCGGCTTCAACACCTTCTAAGCCTCGGCCTACTGCCTGAGAAATGGCTCGAGAAAGGCTGAACTTGTGCTGAATGCTCTTTGCCTCCTTTTCTTCGCCCTTGCTTGCGCTGAAACCTGCAGCCATTCGAGCAACCATCTCTTGCTCGCGCTGCTTGTGCTGAATCTTTTCATCAATTTCGCCGATGAGTTCGTACAAACGGTCTGCACGTTCCTTTTCGGCTTCAGTCATACCGCGACCTTCAGAGTCGCAATGTTTTTCGATTGCAACGAACTCCTCGTAGTAAGCAGCACGTTGTCCTTTCAGGTCGTTGATATTCATGTTTTTCTTCTGTTTTGGTGCCTCAAATTTAGGCGATTCACGTTTTTCATTTTCTTCGGCAATTGGTTCGGTGATTTCTTCCACCTGAGGCTCTGCCGATGCCTCAATAATTTCCTGTGCAATTTGCGCCCCTTGAGCGTGATTTCGTGCCGAAACACTTGCTTGAGGGTAGGCCGGGTACGTGACTGCACTTACATCGAGTAAGGATCCTACCTTCACCACGCTTCGCAACGTGCGGTCTTCGCTCCATTCCTGTTCTGCGATTGTGAATGCGAAACTCGATTGCGATATGTCACCGCGTTTCACCATTTTGTACAAATCGCGCCCTTGTTGGGTGTCTGCTAACACAGCCTCGTATCGGAGTCCATGTTCGTCCTGTTCAAGTGTCAATGTTCCATTCGTTGTTCGCGCCAAAGGAACGCCTTCGTGGTTGACCAACAACCGAACATCGTTATCCATTACGTCATCAAATGCACCTCGATTGATTTGCTCTCGAAACAAGTGTAAATCGGTTTCTTGTTCGAAAACGGCTGCATAGCCTGAAATAACCATATCGGCACCTTCTGACGCTCGGATTTCGCCCGTTAGGATTTCGGCGTGTTCACCGAACCTTTTTTGTATTTCTTCTGATTTCATTCCGTAACGTTTTGTTCTTCAAAGTTAGGTGATACGGGTTGACTGATTTTTTCGGAGTAGGATCCGAAGTGATTCAGGTCAATTTGATTGAGTTGAATTGCGTACGTATCGCCTCCTGAAATTGGGTTCATGTCTTCAGCGTGACGTATTTCATTCGGTGAAATCGCGCCAATACTGAACATTTCACGGTAGAAAGCGGATCGTGCAGCCATATCACCACGGAGCAGGTCGTCCATTCGGTACTTGAAGTACATATTCGCCCTGTTTCCTGAATTCAAGAGTTTTCGATCCATTTCTTGTTCCAAACGAGTAGCCCACGGAGTCAAAGTGTGGCGCGTAAATTGAATGGCCTGTTGCTCCGTGTTCGAGTAGGTTGTTTGCGTATCCAACCAAATCAAAGCCGGCGGAACGCCGAAAATTCGTGCGATTTCTTCGGCTTGGAACTTCCGAGTATCAATGAATTGAGCCTCATCCGGAGAAATTGAAACGCGATTGTACTTGAAGCCGTGTGACAGGATCTTTGTTCCTGCTTCGCCCTGACTACGCCACGACTGAATCACTTCTTTCATTTGTTCAGCGCGTAACGGAGCGTCAGACGACATAATACCCGACATCTGACCGCCGTTTCCAAAGTATTTGGATCCGAATTCCATTGCAGCCTGTGTCAAACCGAGGTTTTCTCGGTGCAACGCAATTGGTGACATCCGGTTGAGGTTGCATATCTCGAGCATGTCCATCGGAAAGACGTTTCCGTGTCCTTGGACGTAATACACCTTTTCTCCTTTGTATTCACGCTCGTCTACGTCATCCTTGGGCACAACATACATTTCGACAGCATCACCACGGTTATTTCGCAGAATAATCGCCCTACCAACGCCCTGAATGAGGGCGTGAGAGATGAGGTTCTCGAAAAACTCGAAACTCGTCTGGTCACGGTTAGGATTGCGCCGTACCAAATCGTAGGACGGGTGAAGGTTTGCTATTTCAATGTTTCGTCCTTGATTCTCGTAGATTTCGAGCCGAAGCCCTGCTAATGACGATGAAATCCGCTGAACACAGGCGTAAACTGCCGAGATTCCCATCGCATTTCGCTCGCTGACGTAGGATCCGCTGTTCGTGAGTGTGTTGATTCCGAGATACCGTTCCACCTCTTGAGAATCGTACTTTCCGATCCTCGAACGACTGAATACGTCGCGTGCTGCTTGCAACGCTTGCTGAAATACGTTTGCCATGAACAAAAATTTGGTTACAAAGTAAACACTTCTAGGCTAACCTCATTTTCGGTGTCTTTCAGCATTTCACCGAACGCCATTATTGAAGCAACTACGCCATCGACCATTTGGCCTTGTCGCGTTTTGTTTTTGGTTACTTTGATATTGTCTGCCGGATCCCTATCAATTCGCGTGCATCCAATTTGCCACCGAAGGCACGAGTTGCCACCGTGAATTATTTTGCCCTCAATCATTGCCATTTCAACCCGTTTTGTTGGGTACGACATTTCGTAGTAGCCTTGACCGAAAGGTGACATAGCAAAACCTGCATCAACGAGTTCCGTTACGATGTACGGCGAATACTTCCGGTCAAACGCGATTGATTGGATTGGAAACTTCTCTCGTTGGGCTATGATGTATTCACGGACGTGATGGAAACTCGTTACGTTGCCCGGCGTGATTGTGACATCACCTTTCCTAGCGAACTCTTCGTAATCAACGCCGTCGGCGTTTTTCTGTTGGGCTCTTTCTTCGTTGACGAATTGATGTACTCGCAAGTAATACCTATCGTCGGATTCGCGCCAAAGCATTGCGAAAGCGGTCAAATCACGGGTTGCAGCCAAATCAAGACCACACCAACAGTCCAACGTAGCCAAATAATCATCGGGCGGTAGAGGATCCTTTCCTCTCATAAAGTCCGCGTCGTCAAGCCAAGTTTCTGAAAGCGAAGTCCAAATGTTCAAATGCAACCTTTTGAATTTGGATACGTTGCTCGGGCTGTTTTCCGCTTCTAGAACCTGCTGTTTGAAGTAATCTGCTTTGCAAATGGTGCCGAAGCCCGGGTTGGCTTTTTTCCACGTGTTTTCATCTTTCCAATCATCGTCCTCACTTGCGTTGTAGATTATTGGTAGAAATGTTGGATCCTCAATCTCACCACGCCGAACCTTCAAAGCATATTCGTGGACTTCGTAACAAATTGAATTCATATCGTGCCCGGCTGTGGTTAGCGCAACGATTAGTGGCTGTTCACGAGAGGCAATCGAAGTTGTCAATACTTGCCAAAGGTTGGAATCGGGCTGTGTATGTAACTCGTCAAAGATTACCGCAGAACAGTTGAATCCGTGTTTTGTACGTGCTTCTGCCGAAATGCTTTTGTAGAAACTTGTTTTGTACTTGATTTCGCTGTTGTACACCCGTGCAGCCGATGAAAGCGATTTCGATTGGTGAACCATCCCGGCTGCGATGTCGTAGACGATTCGAGCCTGATTCCTATCACCTGCTGCAGAGACGATTTCAGCACCTACTTCGCCATCAGCAAACAACATATACAAAGCGATGCACGCCGAAAGATTGGACTTGCCGTTCTTCCTTGGTATCTCGACATAGCACGTCCTGTATTTCCTTTTGCCGTCGGCACGTTTCCAACCAAACAAAGGATAGATGATGTCGTGTTTCTGCCAATCTTCGAGCAGAAATGCACCTGAGGATCCTTTTACGTGGGAACAGTATTTCTCTATAAACTTGACAACGCGTTCAGCCGATGCTTCGTCAAAGTAATCACCTTCAGCGTGGTTAATCGGTAACGAAATCGAATCCAAAATCGGTTGTTGCATTTTCTTGTAGCCTGTCAATCAGTACCGACATCCTTTGCCGTAGTTCTTGCAATTGTGAATACTCAGGGCGCGTCCTGCTGTACACATCACCACTCTTTCCTACCACCTTGTATGTGGGTCCGCTTGCATTGATAAACACTTGCAACTTATTGAGTTCAACAGCCACACAGGCCATGATTTCGATCCTAGCTAAATCGGTTTGCTTCAACTCCTTGTAACGCGACCAATCATTCACCAACTCGTCGTATTTGGCGCGTTGTTCCGGTGACATATATGGTTTTGTTTCGTCTTCCATTATCTGTGTTATCTGTACTTTGACCCCTTTTGGTTTTCATCGATTTGACAAAAAGAAAGCTAAGGCGAAAATTCGAGAAGTCGGTTTTCTTTTTCAGAACCCCCTATGCCTCAGTGAGTTACGTTCGAATCAGTCCTCTTTCGCTCTCTTAACGTTGTGACAAGTAGCGCACATCGGCTGATGATTATTACTATTCCAGAACAGAGAAGGATTCGCTAATGCAGGAACAATATGATCAACCACCGTCGCTGCTCTTTCGCACCTTACGCACAACGGGTTTCTTGTCAGGAACCACTTTCTGTACCTTCTCCACTTTGGGCTTTCGTACTGCTTGTTTACGCTTTCTTTTGCTGCTTCCGTTAGCCTTGCTATCCACGGTGCTGGCTTTCCCTTTGTCGGTATCTGTGCCATCGTTAGTGCATTTGCATATTGTTGTTCGCCTTCGATCCGAATAGATTTCGTGCGTGATAGGCCAACGCACCAATGCTCTTGTCTTGGCTCTGTGTGTGTCATCAAACACAACGGTGGCTCCTGCTTTAATGTGCTTCAGGTACGGCTCAATGTTGTTCCGTAGCGAGCCGATAGGACCATCTACTACTACTACATCTGCCTCGGATAAGAGTTCAATGAGCAATGGATCCGCCTCGTACCAACCATCCACGAGAGGGCGGTGCAGGGTAGGAACTCCTTGCCGTAGCAGGAAACCAACCCACACAGGATCATGTTCCACCGTAGTGGTGTTTCTGAAGTGCCGAGAGATACGCTTCGAGCCTCTTCCACCGCCGAGTTCAAGCACGGTGGCTTCACGAGGTACGTTTGCGTACATCCATTCAATTACCTGTCTGGCTAATGCCCAAGCGTCGTTCATAGGAAACCGTTGTGATTCGTTAATTCATAAAGCCTTGCACGTACTGCATCACGTTGCTCTTTGGAGCTATCTGAGAACAGTAGTTTGTATCGGATCCTTCGGAGGTCTTCAACATCCTTCATCGTCTGAACCATCCTTCGCATGCTGATACGATTCTGCTCGTTGCTCGTAATAGCTTGCCAAATCCAATAGTTTTTGGATAGGCAGGGTGGACTTGTATTCTGATTCTCGCAAGAGTTGTTCTGAGAGTCCTGCTTGTATTCGATCCAAGCCAAGGCCAAATCTGTATTGTTCGCCATGCCCAAAAATATTGCACTTTGCACACTGTGGTTTGACATTCCTTTCATCCCACCGAAGGAAACGGTGTTTTCTTGACATGAAATGGCCGGCGTACATTTCGTTGACAGGACGCTCAATGCCACAAGTGAAGCAAGACAGAAAACCGCGCTTATCCGCGTGTTTCCACCTGATGTAGAGGCTGAATTGTTTGTCCAATAGCTGTGTAGCCTTCTTGCGAGTGATTTTACCATTGGATCGTTTTTGAGTCGTCATTTTGAATTGGTGCTTCTGTGTATCCGCGTTTTTTCCCGCGCGTTTTCAAAAAGAAGATTGCTGCTGCTGCGTTTCCTTTCTTCATTTGTTGGAACAACTGCGATTCAGCGAAATCCAAAGCAACCTCTTGAACCTCTTCAACAGCCAATGCGAACAAAGGATCCTCCTTAAGCCAATTGTAAAACGTAGTTCGGCCAATTCCTACTTCTTTGCAAGCGGTAGTCACAACGCCGAGGCTAGATTCTAACGCGCTCAGAATCGCCTTTTTTTGGTGTTCAGTTTTGTTCATTTCAGCGTCCATTTGAAAGGATACATTGAAGCAACTTTGCTTGAAATTCCATAGTCCAAAAGCACTTGTCGTTCGCCGTCCATTCCCCAATTTTCTTGCTTCATTAGGTCGCAGTTCGCGATGTTCAATTCATTGATTGAATGCCGAATGAGCCTAACCTTTTCCGGATCGAATTGCGTCAGAGGTTGCATTCGTTTTTGAATGACTATACCGCCAAACGAAAACAGCAACGGTGCAAGCATCCAATGATTAGTGTACTTGCTCCAAATTTTTGCTTCGTTTTGCCCTTGCCACCATCCGCGTACGCCAAGAGGTATCTTTATTGCCCACTTGCCAATCAGCAAGACTAAACGTGTTGAAATGCGAATGGCCACGAACTTCATTTGATAAGGTTTAAGAATTCGTTTCTACACATTGGATCATCTTTGAAGTATCCTAGCAAAGTACTCGTCCTAGTTTTCGCATTTGGCTTGCGAACACCTCTCATTGACATACAGGTGTGTTCTGCTTCCAATACGACTGCAACTCCTTTGGCGTTCAACTCTTTCATCAACCTTTCTGCAACCTGCTTGGTGATGCGTTCTTGGTTCTGAAGCCTACGCGAATACCATTCAAGCGTTCTAGCCAATTTGGATAGTCCTACGATCCGACCGTCCGGAATGTAAGCGATATGACCTACACCGTAAAAAGGTGCCAAATGATGCTCGCACACGCTGTGAAACGCAATGTTCGTTTGCACAATCATTTCATCGGTCCCTTCGCCATCGAACGTAGTGAATTCGAATTCAGGCGGTGAAAGGAACTCACGCCAGAACTTCAAATACCGCTTCGGCGTATCGACCAAACCTTCGCGACTAGGATCCTCTCCTACGTATTCGAGAAGACGAGTTACGTTGTCCTCTGCCGGTGCCTCATTGCTCTCCCAAGGGAACACTAGCCATTTTCCGTGCAATTCACGTTGTCTACGCTTGTCAAACGGACTCCAAAACGGTTTAGAGGGGTAGTTCTCAGCGTACCTCTCTGCAGTCGCTCCGGAGTCTATCAAATCGTCTACTATGACATCGGCCTCCTCGGGCGTTTCAACGGGCTGAAAAAGGGCTGCAATACACGATCCGCCCCTTGGTACGCCGTACGCCTTTATTTCACGCCGTACTTTGCCCTGCGACTGTGCATAGGCTTCAGCATATGCAAGCAAGTTGTCCCACGTTATTTTCAAAGTACGTTCCATAGCTTGTGTTGCTGCACGCTCAATTTCCATTCCGGGTTTTCTAGGATCAAATCCACGCAGTGCTTCAAATTTTCTGCGTTTATATCCCAACCATCGGAATGAGGTGAAATGTACTTGTGGATAGCTTGAACAGACGGCTGTGGAATTGACTGGCCTTTATGCCGGACGTATCGCAACTCGGTCACGCCTTTCGGAAAGTTCTTGCTAACTACGTGTTCTGCTACTTTCGGCGAAACAACGATGTAATCGAGCGTATCAGGAACCGCCAAAAGACCGGACGTTTCAATGCATTGATAATAGCCTTTCGAATGAAAGTAGGCCACAACTTCCTCAGTAATCTGCGAAGCAGGTTCACCACCTGTCCAAATAATATTCTTACAATCATATGCTTCGATCCGCTTTTCGAGTTCACCGAAGGTAATCGTTTCACCGCTTTCGAATTCGGTGTCGCACATGATGCCGGACTTGAAGCAAGCGTGTTTTGCTTTGCATCCTTGCATTCGCACGAACACGTTGGCAGTTCCGGCTCTTGCTCCTTCTCCTTGGAGTGAATAAAACAGCTCGCTGACGCTGCAATGTTGATTGGTAACATCCATCGTTTATCCTTTGTATTCTACAAATCCTGATTTTGTTTCCGCTAGTCGGATCCTTTCAATCGGCAGTTCCTCGCCTATCAAATCGTAAAGGTGTTTCGCCATGTTTTCCGCGCTTGTAACGAAATCCACCTTTCGGTACACTTCGCCGACCTCATCCATCACCTCGCACATAGGATCCTTCGCCCACAGAATGAAATAGTGGTCAAAGTATTTGATAATCGGTTCCGCTTTTTCATCTATGTCATTGAAAAGCATAGCCACATCGCCATTGAAGTCGTGCCAAGCAAAACAGCATTCAACCTCGTAGGTGTGACCGTGCATTCGTGAGCATTTTTCGCCTGCGTCCTCATTTCTGTGGCCGGCGTAAAAGTGATATTTCCTGTAAATTTTCATTCTTGACATCCTGCAAATTTTGCGTAACGGTGTTTCAATTGCTCCGCTTGAAAGCATTGAATGCAATCGGTGCGCAAACTGTAAATTTTGCAACCGAGTTCGTCTGAGTACGCTTGATAAGCATCGGCGTATTTCTGCCAATACTCATCTTTGAATTTTGTTATGTGACCTACTTCACCATTGTGAAGGTGCACCTTGCCGTATCGGCAACCTGAAGCCCAACTCGTGCTATCTGCTGAAGTACAGTACCGTAACCTTCGAAGCATTTTGGTATCCGTCATTCCAAGCAAGTGAATGTCGATTTCAGGCTTTTTCGTTTTGATATAGTCGGCAAGGCGATGTATCTGATTGAATTTACCTGCGAATCGCAATTCCGGTGCGCTGAGTGCGATATAGTCCGAGAATTCAATCAACCGATCCAAGCCTTTTTTGCCGTCTTCAATGTGAAAGACGTTTATGATTCTAGTGTTCGGCAGTTCATCTCGCATCCGCTCGCGATAGTGCCATGCTGCATCCACACCAAGTACCTTTTGGCAATCAACCTCAACGGCCGTGCCGTCGTAGCCTCGTTCCAAAGTGAAATCAACCAAAGCGTTGTACCACCGATCCACAAACTCAGGCGGTTTTTTGCCCTTCAATGCGCCAAACATTAGCGTAAACAGGCCGGAGTCCATTATGACGTGCCGAAATGCAGCCTTTCGTTGCATCGGCGTATTTCCTATTTCCTGAGCGTAACTCACGCCCTTGATTCCTACCCTGTCCGCAACCAAAGAGAACGCCGAAAACAGGCTGTACTTAATGTTTGCAGCACGCAAGGTGTTGAAGTGTTGGTGTCCTTCGGATCCTGCGAAATGCACTTTGATATTCCCTTGATCCGGAACAATCATTCTTCACGTGTTAGGGTTGCTCCGCCGGTGTTTTCTTCCCACACGGTTACGCGTCTTGCTCCTGACCATTCAAGCAGGTCTTTTGCAATGTGTTCGCACGACATTCCTTCAAATTGAGCCGGGTGGCCGTATCTGTTTCGTATGTAATACAGTACCGCCTCGCGTTCAATGAATATTTCCATTTCACGATTCAACTCCTCTACGATCCAAGCCATCGTAATTATGAATGTGTGACGGTGTGGGTGTTCCAAAAAGGAAACAACTTTTGGAGCGTCAGGAAAGTGATGGAAACCTTCTACCTCGAACCTGATTTCAACTTCTGCAACGTAATTCATCACACCGAGGCCAATACGAGGTCAAACACAATTTTCTCACGCGATTCACCGTGCGCTTTCGCGAGATTGTCCAACGCCTCAGTTATTTGCTCAAACTCTTCAGGCGTGTACTGCAAAAGCAAAGCCGATGCAGATTTCAAATTCGGCTCAGGTAGTTCCGGATCGTCGAAAAAGGTATTGATGTCACCGTCATCGAAAAACGTATTCAAACCCCAATCGTTGAGTTCTTCAGCGTTCCACTCGTTTGCAAGTACGTTCCAATCCCACGATCCAAATGGAACGTTGTCCTTGATAACGAACTGCCGTTGTTTGGCCTCTTCCCAAGAGGCTACGTACACCGGTATTTCCTTCAAGCCAATTTCCAATGCAGCCCGATACCGCATATTTCCGCCGAGAATCACATTATTAGGATCCACGACAATTGGTCGTGCTTCCAACATTTCAGGAAACTCCTTAAGGCTTGAAACCAATTTTTTGAATTGGTCTTCTTGGATCAAACGCGGATTGCTGTCGTTTGGCTTGAGAGTAGTGAGTTTCTTCTTGGTTATCTTATTCATGTGGTGACTGTAAACACCACAATATTAGGGCAAATTTCCCACATATTAGTATTTTTCCAATCGCCGAATCGCTTTTTTGAATGTGTTCGCAATTGCCTTGAGGTCATCTATAGTGTATTTCACGGTTTTTTCGGACTCCGCTCGAATTTCATCCGCTGTTCCTTTGCCCCAAACCGAGTCCAATTGAATGGCAAATATTTCCGGCACTCCATTGTACATTCTATTGCATTCAACGCATTGAGGTTGAACATTTAACGCATTCCATCGCGTACTCATTTTGGATCGTGTAATGAAGTGCCCTGCGTCAACTTCAGTCCAACAGAAATCTCGGTGGCAAGTGAAACAACGTACTTTGTTCCTGTGGTAATCATACCGCGAGGCCATTCGAACATACAACGAGCATAGACGGTCGCAGTTTTTTATGTGCCAACTGCGTGATTTTTCTTTTTTCATAGGTTGAGAGTTCCAATCAGTTGAGTCAAATATCCTTTGAGTTCATCGTAGAAGATTACGTGTTCTACTTGTTCCTCGTCATCCTTTATTTCATCCACGTTTTGGTCGATCCAATCAAAGATGAAACTGATAATATCAAGCGGTGTTGGTTTTTGGTGCCACTCATCGAACGGCTCGTGGTGCCAGTCCGTCCAATAATACACTTCCATATCGGTCAGATGCTTGTTCCATCTATCAAGCGGAATGTTTCCGCGTTTATAACCAAGGAACACGAGCAGAATCTGAAGTTCCAATTCTGTTTGGCAGTAGTATTCGCCATCATGAATGCAATATCCTTCGAACATTGCTTCGCCCGTGAGCGTGTTAGTCCTCGGACCGAACTGTGTCAGTTTCTTCATTGGTAGGATCCTTTGGCAAGTTTGCTATGTGTGCTGCTAGGGCGAAAATAGGTTCGTTCCGCTTTCTTCTCAAGTCCTCCATCGTGGTAGGCTCGTAGACGTTCTTATTCACGTCAAATTCGCGTTCTACGGCTTGTCCTTGCCTTGTATGCAATGTTTCGAGCATAGATGCACGATCCTCTTCCAAAGCGATTAATGCGCTTCTAAACTCCTCAATCATCAATCTCTCGAATTTGTTGCCGTAGTAGCCCTGCTTCAAACGGTCGCAAATAAGCCGGAACTCTTCGAGCGTTACGCAAGGAAATTGTTGAAGCAACGTTTCTGCTGCGAAGATTACTTCGGATACGTTTGCAAGTGTCCTTTTGGCTTTGCAGAAGTCCACTACGTCTTGGATCATTTTCACCATTGCAACGCGAGTTGCCATCGGGTTGTAACGCAATGCCGTTTGGATCGAAGTTCCTATTTGAAACGCTTGTGCTGCATTCAGATCAAAGACGCCCGGTCGTAACGTATTTTGCAAAGAGGTCACGGTCCGATTCGCTCGGTTGATTTGCGACGGCGTTAGGTTTTGGCGCGAAGAGGCCTTTCCATCCGTTTGCAATGCTTGTTCCAATGATTGTTCGTGCTGTGTTGTCATCGTTGTTTGAAATGGTTTGAAGGTTTTTCAATGCTGTCAATTCACTTTGTTCGGTTTTGAATTTGAAACCGTGTTCCGCTTTCTTGTACCTCTTCCATTCCAACCAATAGTCCTTGATTTCTATCCAAACCTGTTCCACAACCTCGCTTTTTTTGATTGTGCTTTTCTTGTCCTTTCTCTGTTCTTTTATATGGCCTCGGCTTTTTGACCTGCCTGCTTGGTCTTTTTTACCACTCTGCTTGGTCGTTTTGACCATGCTGGTTGGTCGTTTTGCTTTGGCTGTGTAATCAATTTGACCAGTCGGCGTCAGGTGTCTTCTCCGTCCGTCGAAGGATCCTCGTTCAATATAACCTTCTTCGCATAGCGTTTTGACCGCCCTTGTGACCTTCGTCACGCTCGTGTTCCAATCGTCCGCAATTTGCGCGTTGGTTTTGTAGAAGGTTGATTTCGAAGTAGCGAAGGCGTGGATTTCTGACAGAATAATCTTTTCGAGCAAACCAATGTCCAATTGGATTACGGCCAGAGGGATCCAAACGCCTTCGAACTTCTTTTCCATTAGATACCTTGCATTGCAAGTTCCTCTTCACGAGCAAGAACGGCTACGATAACCTCTCGCTCAGTCACTCCTGAGGTCTTGGTGATTTCAGGTATGTACCGCAACATATTTCTTGGGTTCTTTGCAGCCCAATTCGTTGCCGTTGATACATCTACGCCTAACCGATCGGCCATTGATTTGAAATCGCCGTAGTGGGTGTAAACAAAGCCCTTTAAACTATTTTTCTGATTCATGTCTTTTCCTTTTTCTTTCTTGAATTCTATCTTCCCAAATATCGAGGAGCAGGCAGGCAACTGAACCTAACGCCCCCACCACCAAGGCGTACCACAAGTAGTCATAATCAAAATTGCTCATGAGTGGTTCCGGCTTGAGCCTTGTTTGATTTCAGGTGCCGAACTACCTCGTTCCGCTTTTCAATCAATTGCAAGGACGTTGACACCAAATTGTCAAACGCCGTATTACTCTGCACGGCTAATTTTAACGCCCAAGACGCTTCGATTTTGTAGTCAAGGTCAGGATCCTTCGCCTTGGCCACATTGGGTTGATACCCGCCCGGCTTTTCAAGCTGAAACTTCAAACCGTGATTGGTTTGGTTCTCGCTTTTTACCTGAACCTCATCGCCAACGCTCCAACGATCCGGCTTCGTAGCGTTTACGGATCCGGAGCGACCGTCGCTCAACGTAACCTTGATTTCGTACATCTGCCGTCCGTCACGGCCTGTCCAAGGGCTGACAGCCCCGATTTCTGTGATTGTCATCATCTTTCGATGTTTTTAAGGATTAAAAAAATTTCTCTCATTTCGCCTTCAATGTTGAAAAAATGCATGTTCAGTCGATCGTAATTATCATCATGCTCGTATCGTTTTAGCGTCCGGTTGCGATACGCATAAAACAGCCTCATAACCTCTTTCATGCCCACCCGGGTAAATCAAGTTCGATAACCGTGTTCGAGTAGCCCTGCGGTGTTCCATCCCAATTTTTGAAGTTCCGGATACCTTCAAGCAATGCTTCGCGCCCTTTGTCCAAACTCCGTTGGCTAGGGCTGTACACCGCTACGTTGAACGGTGCCTTGGTTTCTACTGCGATCCAATAGAACCTATCAACGTCAAAGAGAATTTGGTACGCTGCAGCCTGAATGTGGTATTGAAAGTTCGCAATGGTTTTTTGGAACGCCACAGGCGAAGCATCCTGAGTTGTTTTCAGGTCTGCGCACCAAACCGAGGTCAACATATCTGCAACACCTACAAACGGCAGGCCATCAATTTTCCTTTCGTGCTTCAATTCGCAAGAGGTAGCAGAATTCAAAAGGCCATTTGCATTCGGATCGTTTTTGAATGCATTTGAAACAAGGTTGATTACGTTCTTGTCTGCTTGCGTAATCACCTCGCGGACACCGACATCTTCTAGGAACGAAGCGTAATCGGCTTTCCCCTGCTTTGTTCGGCGGTCAACGTTTGGGGCTATTGCGTAAGCCTCGTCAAACCGTTCCGGCTCGAGGATCCAACAATGCAATGCGGATCCAAATGACATCTGTGGGGTTGGTGGCATTGGATCACTAACGTACTGCAAGTAGTGATTCGGCGATTTCATAAACGCTTTCAACGCCGAGTAGGATAGGTAATCTCTTTTCATCACGAGGGTAATTTTATGTTCTGGCTTTCTTCAATCACTTCCAAGCATCTGTTGGCTATTTCGTACTTGTTCAAGGATCCTACGTAGCCGTAGACCACATCGTGAATCCACCCGTCCTTCACATCCTTTGAGTACCAATCATCGATGTACACTTCTATGTCTTCCGCTAACAACACCGCAACGCGTTCGCGGAGCGACAAGTATTTGTTCGGTGGAACGCCTCTACCGTCCAACATCGTTTCCAATTCAAACGTTTGATTCCAACGCTCAATCAGTTCGTTCTCGTGCCACGTCATGAAGTGCCACGTTTCCCAGTTTGCCCATCCGTTCATAGCCCAAAGTGTTTGACGGTTAATCCTAACTCGCTTGCAGCGTAATTGACGTGCTTGCGCGTTGTTGTAGACCAATAGCCCTGCTCAACCAATTCATCGTCAATTTGGATTGCAACGAGGGTGTTGTACGAGTACACTTTCGCGCAACGGTTGTCGTCCAACCGATAGTGAAGGTTCTTCTGATACTTCTTGAAGAAACCGATAGTGAAGAAATCATTCATTGGATCCTGCTTGAGTGTGAACGTAAACGGCTAGGGTGCAGCAGTGAGCAAGCAATTCACATACATCGCATTCACGAAAGTTGTCGCTTGCTTCTGCAACAAGTTGGTAGTGATACGGCAGGTCACCGAATTCATCCTGAACGTCAATGTAGCGTTCACCCAACCACCACTTGAGGTGTTGTTCTTCAACGTCGGCCAGTCCTGACCAATCGCCGTTAATGATTGCCGGAACGAGATGTTCGGCGATGTAGAATTTATCAAAGAGTTCCATTGGTTATAGGGGTTTGATGTGTCCTAATTCATACAACGCAATCACGAAGCCTCGAAGGCTGTCGGCGGAGGAACGATCCTCACTAAACGGGTTGCGTCGTGGGTACATGATTGTAGTTTTCTCCTCTTCGGATTTCGTCTTCACGTAGAGAGATTGATTGCCGGACTCTTTCTCGGCAGTCCAAATAGCGTCAAACCAAACGCCATCGTAGTAGAAGGTAGCTTCGTAAATCATCTGTTTGTTTGTTTTCGATCCGATTAGCCGAACAAAGTTTCCATTTCAATGTCGATTGCTTCGACAATCGCTCCAATCAAACTGCTGACGGGTGAAGTAGTCCAAAACACTTGGTCTGAAAGGCAGTTGATTGCGTTCTCCATTACTTCGCGGTGGTATTGGAAAGCCACCTCAACAACCTCTTCACAGTTGGTTGCTTCAGCAAGTTCTTGTGCTGCAAGAGTGAAAGCGTCTTCCAAGTCCTTGGATCGGCAGAGTGACCAATGGTTCTGCGTTGCAGAAAGCAATTCGTTGAATTCGGGTGTGGTGCTGATGTGGATCATTGTTCCGTGTGTTTGTTGTTTGTTCATGTGGTAAAAGTACGGTGAAGTTCCAATGTAGGCAACACCTACACCAAAAAATTTGCGTTTTTCCCTGAATTTTTTTCTTCACGCAATCGGATCCTGCATACAACTCCGAAGGATTTCGTAGCAAAGTTGCTCCGGTAGCTTGCTCCGTTCGTAGTTTCCTTTGAGTCCTTGAGTGCCGGTTCGGCTACCTCTTGGAGCAGGTTCGTGGTGACACGCTTTGTTGCCGTTGAAGCACATCTTTCTTGGTATCCAACCTTTCGAGAACAAACCTTCGGCAAGATGATTCGTCCAAATGTCGGTTGGTTTCATCCTCGTGTCGCCGTACTGACAATAACAAACTGTCGCTCGCGGTATTCCTTTGACAACGGGTAGCTTTCGAAGTTTGCCACGAGGGTTTTCCATAAAGTAGAATTCAGGATCGAAGTGTTCTATAATCTTCAATGTGGCCTCTACGATCCTAACACCGAGTAAAGCGTTTTCGGTTTTCGGCGTGTGGTCAGGATACCAATGGTGACCGATGCTTGCTACGCTGAAGTAGGTACAAGGTGGCGAAGCCCAAATGATGTCGGGCTTGAATGGAACCTTTGATACATCGAATGCGAGTATGTCGCAGACGTAATCGATGCCGTCAAAAGCATTGATGTCTGAACTGAATACTTCGTGACCTAGGCGCTCGGCAACCGTTCCAAAGGAACGGCTACCGGCAAACAATTCAAGGATCCTCATTCCGACTTCCACTCAGTAGGCCAAACGTGCTTCGTAGCCAACAGTGGCCACAATTGTTCCACCTTTGCGATGGCAGTAGCGCGTTGGTACAAGTACTGCTTCTTGAGTACCTCGTGGCCAGCCAATTGTGCGAGCGTGTGGTTCTTACTAGCCACAAACGCCTTGCGAAGGTTCTGCGCAATGATTGCGAAGTGTACCGCGTCATCGTTTGAGAGTTCCATATCGCTCTGCACTTGTGGGTAGGCGATGTATGATTCACATACGAATTTGGCTTGCTTGCGAGCGATGCTCTCGCGTACGAAGATGTCCTTTTGTTCTGTCATGGTGCTGTTTGTTTGATTCATAGCTTCCGTTGTTTGTTGGGGCTAATTAACGGCGTGTTTCCAAACGAGGCAACAGTTACACAAAAAAAAAGCCTCTTTCGAGGCTATTTTCTAGATTCGTGGAATGTTGTTCTCTTCAACGTACCGAATTGCTTCGTCGATTGAAATGATGTTTGGACAACGCGCTTCGGATCCATCCTTGAAGTGAAGTTTGTTTAACTCCGGAGCGTAGGTGTGGACTTCGAGCCCACGAACCTGTTTTCGAGATATACGTTTCATTTCAGCTTGATTTTCTTCTTGTAATCTTCTGCCTCAGCGCGTGTTCTGAATGACCGTATAATGTTACAGACCGTTTGTCCATTCCCAGTCAATCGTTGTATCACAGGATCCACTGGTTCATGACCAATACACAGGTCATACGTTACTATCTCTTTGTAAGTTCCCTTGCGCCGGCGAACTTCCGCGTGGCGTCTTATTTGTCCTACTTCCATAGTGTTTGTTTGATTGGTTTGACAAGGCTAAATACAGGCAAAGATTCAAACAAGGCAACAGTTGCGCAAAAAAAAACGCCACCACACGAATGTAGCGACGTTTCCACCCTAACCTATGAACCCCGAATTACTTCTTCTTTCTCTTGTTACGCCCTGACAAAGCGTTTACGACCACACGAAAGTATCCCAGTACCTTGTCGTCTTTTGTTGAAGGCGTTGCACTAACGATGATGTCTGCAACTGCGATGATTCCGAGCAATATTTCAGCCCAATTTGATAAGATAATATCCATTTCTCTATTTGTTGTAATAAGTCCAAATGCAGTCCTCGTGTTTCGACGGATCGCAATCTACGTGTACGAAGGTAGGGCCGATACCTACACGATTGAAACCGACGGCAATGCAAGCCTCGACAACTAACCATCGCGTCCTGCTATCGCGCGTGCTGATGTCTGCTGCAAAACCGGCCATATGAGGGCTCTTAACTACCCCACCGACCTTGCGATTTTGAGCAGGTGTCCGATAGCCCGAATTGATTTTGAACGGTACGCCAGCGCGTGCTCTTGCAGAATCTAACAACTGCAAGAACTCAGGATCCATCTTAGAACCGGATCCAGGTTCGTCAGGACTATCGAACTCTTCAAGTGTAAAATATTTGTATTGGCTCATTTTATCCTAGTTTGCTTCAAAGATAAGCCATTGTGGATCGTCGTATTTGGACTTATTCAATTCAGCCCACCAACCACCTAACCGAGGCGTGAGAAATCCTTTCTCGGTAGCCCAACCTGCAAACCGGTCACCAAGTAGTTTGTAGCTACCCAATTGAAGGTGATGCGTTGTCCTTTGGTGTAATCGCATTGACCGAAGCGTGATTCGATCCGTGGTGATAGGCAGGTGCCATTTCTGATGTGTATGGCCTCGGACGATTAGGTCTGCATCGGCGAATTGCATTTGGTCAATATCAACATTCAACACGCCCTTGGATCGGCGTGCGTTGCCACCGTACCCGTGGTGATAGTGTATCAAACTTTGAATGCTTCGGTGTGATCCTTTGACCTCTTGCACCACCTTTATCCAACCACTATACCCTGCCACTCGTGGGCGTTTCTCTGCCGGAAACATTTGAGCAAACCTATCGAGTGGGCTTGTGTGCATCCGCTTTTCGATATTGGTTTCGTGGTTGCCTCGCGAGATGAAACGAATGCAATCGTACTTCTTCAATCGCTCGTATGCATCTTCAATTACATCATCCAAGTAGGTGATGCTTTTGTACTCAGGGCGTATGTCTGAATAGCTGCTTCGAGGATCGTATTTGCCACCCATCAGGTCAAACAAATCGCCGAAGATGAATACGTTGTAGCCTTCTGCCTGTGCTTTGTCCAAGTGCTTGAAGAGAAGGATCCTATCGCACTTGACCGAATCGAAATGGACGTCGCTAATCAAAAGCAACTTTGGTTGCTCCTTTAACCGTAATGTGAAACACGTTCGGCTCTCTTGCTTAACCGTGCCAAACATCCTAATCTACATCGATGAGTCCTGCTTTGACCAACGCTCGTTCAACGCGATTCATACTCTCGGTTAATTTGACCAACACATCTTCAACGCGCTGTTCAGTCCTTTCAATCTGTTTTATCCTTTCGCGTAAACGTGCCACGTCATTACTCTGCTTTATGAATGCCATCACCGTACCCAATGCAAATGATGCAAATGCAATTACCGCCTCGTCAGTCATAGTGCAAGATAATTGATTCAGTTTTAACGAATTCCTGCTAACTCGTCAAGCAATAAACCAAGTTCAGTTGGTATCGACCACACAGTGGATCCTTCGTTTGTTAGCCGAGCGTAGTGGTCACGAACCAATTGAATGCCAATAGTCATATTGTCGGTGTACTGCCGTCCGTACAAATCACCCATCAACGCACAATTGCGTTGCTTGTATTCAGGCCATCGGGTGTTTATTTCGTTGGTTGCTCCTTCGTCTAGTGTCATGTTATTGATTCAGTAAAGGTTGTGAATGTGCCACCTGATTGACCTGATGTGTCAATGTTCTGAAAGAACGCCATCTCTCGTTCTTCGCCTGTGAAATCGCCTGTGTTGCTTCCGTACAAAACTGCGTAGTCCGCATCAGTCCAACCACCGCTCGTGGTTATCTGACATTCCCCGCTTCCGAAATCAATGCTGCTTCCAAGGTCAATTTGGATCCAATTGTTCGCTGCATTGGCGCTGCTTAGTCCTAATGTCCACCACATAGATGAGGCTGACGAACCACCTCCATCCATTGCTTTCCAAGCCGGATAGCTTGACGAATATTGATAGCCCTTTGTGACAACATAGGGTGACGGGGTTGTTTCGCTTGTCATGTTCGATGGATACGCAGTTCCGCCTCCGCCGGTAGCGGTGTATAGTCGAAAGTTGCCGATTGCAACTTTGTCGTGTACTGGGTTCTTACTAGCGTCAGTTATTTGCAAACGCCAGTACCGTTGTTGGGTTGCTGCAGCGGTAATATTGAACGAATTTGACGTGGCTACTGCACTGACTAATTTGCCAAATTCCAAAGCCAATACTTCGACATATGCACCCGTCAAAATTGGTCCATTGGTAATTGACCAAGTTCCGTCAGAATTGTCGGTGATCGTTTGCGAGGTTTGTTCCGTTCCGCTGCTGTTGTAGAGTTTTACCTGATACGTTACATCAGAATCATAATTGCTGACCGTCACCGTACCGGTTTGTGTGCTTTCGAAATTAGAAACGGTCGCTAGTGTCGGTGTCGTGCTAGTGAAAAGACCGCTACTGATGCCGTCTTCGTCTACTTGAAATATGATTGTGCCGGCTTGATTTTTTACGATAAATGCTTGAGCTGACTCGTCGGAATCATAGTCAAGCACCATCGTAATGTTGCCGTTGCTGCTTAACTCCAAATCATCAGGGAATGCGGCTCCGCTGCTTACTGGTGCAATCGTGGTTGTGCCTGCTCCTGCAAAATTGATTCCTTGACATTGTACCGTTCCACTCGAAGTGATTGCACCACTGCTCAAGGTGCCGTTGATTGTGGTATTTCCAGAACTTAGAGTGCCTGAGTTTACAATTCCTGTACTCGTGAGAAGTATCCCGATTGTGGCGCTCGTTAGCGTTGGTGTCAGGCTTGGTGTGAAAGTTATTGTATCCGTTGTGGCGTTCGTAGTAATAGCCAAGTTCGATCCTGCAACCAAGGTCAAAGTGTCGTTTCCTGAATCGGCTACTACATCGGATTGACCTGAAACCTGAATTGTATTGAAGCTATCCGATCCACCTCCGCCGGATCCGCCTGAGCCGTCAGGAACCCACTTGCTTGCGCTGTTATCCCACACTAATGCATCACCGTTTGTTGGTGCTGTTGTGGTCGTATCGACATCGCTTAAATCATCCAAACTGGCTGCTGCAATTCGCAAGTCAACAGCAGCATCCGTGTATCCAACTTTTGCCGTGTTTGCAGCAACGTCCGTTGCAATGTCAATTCCGTCAACTGTTCCCGTCACGGTGATGTTTCCAGTAACGTCTAGCCCAGCACCTACGTCAACGTTTCCAGTGAATTTTCCCGTCCCCACAACATAGAAATTATGGGTTTGTGGTATTGGAAACGTGCTGTTGATTACGACGCGCGTATTTCCACTTGTTTCTTCAATTCGAACAGATGCGTCCGACGCTCCGCCCGCGCGAATGTCGATGATTTCACCAAAAAGATAGAAATAGTCATTTTGGTTTGATCCGCCCGCGAAACCAACGATTCCGGGATAGGTCAAATCACCGTTCAAAGAAATTCCGTTGAACGACCCTAGCGAACCGTCCAAATTTCCAATTTTTATATCATTGTCCGCGCCCGTTGTACTCAGTTTTGTACCCTCTTCGTCAACGCTAAAAACTTGAGTTCCCGCCCCATTTTGAATGATGAATTTTGATAGCGCGGTGTTGTTGTCAGAATCCACTTGAACAACAACGTCCGTTGTGCTTTTTATCTTTTTGCCATTGACGTCCAAGTCACCGCCCAATTGTGGAGTGGTATCGTTCACCAGTTCGCCGGTCGGGATTGACGGTGTTCCACTTATGTCAGAATACTGCAAACCGGCTGTAGATGCATTGAAGGAAACTGTGGCCGTGTTGGCGGTACTGCTTCCGTCAATTGCAATGGCTTTGAATGCTGCTTCGCTACCGGTTGCACCTGCCTGAACATAGAAGTCCAAGTTGCCCGGGCTCGTTTCACTCAAATCCAAGTACGTATTTGATCCTGCTTGTAAGTGCGCTTGTGTGCTTGTGATACCCACATAGCTTGACGTGGTGCCCTTGCTGCTGTCTTGGTATATGCCAGCCCCACCGCCACTGAATGAAGCCTTCAGAATGGCCTCTACGTTGGTCTGAAAATACTGAAGCGAATTGATGTCGGCCTCTGCTTGGTTTAAGTCTGTTTCAACATCATCGAGGTTCACCGCTTGGGTGATTGTAATCAGGTTTGTCTTTGAAGTGATTCCTGAGATGTCGCCATCAATATCCGTGAACGTATCAAAGAGTTCTTCGGTCACTCCTGCCAAATGGTTGTCGTTTGGTTTTGAAGGCAGTCCTGACGTACTGTAAGTTCCTATCGGATCGGACGGAACCGAGATACCACTCAAGTCCTGTTGAATCTTGAAAGCGGTAAACGAACTGATTTTGTCGTATGCTTGGAACGAACATTCCGCCACCAAGTATCCTGAAGAGGCTATGTAAAGCCAATTGAGAGGTGACACAAAGGATCCTTTCAACTCACCGTCGCGTGCTTCTAACGGCTTGCGAATCAACGACAGTATTTCGTTAGCACCAAGAGATGAAATGTTGTTTGTGGTTAGGCTTGCATTTGCCGATGAATCCCAAGTATTGATTGGATCGCTGTTGCCCGATGCTGTGTCAAGTAGTTGACCGCTGTTTCCAACGCCGAAACCGTTTGAACCTATTCGTCCGGACTGAGTGTAGATGAGTTCGCCGTTGTCCGTTCCTGTATCCGCATACCAAGTGAGTTCCGTAGCGTTACCAATATTGTCGTTGTTCCTGCCAAAGGACAAATTCACATAGAACTCAGCCCCACCAACCTCATCAGTAAGGTTGTCGTAGGACGTTCCCGAAATGTCGTATGCAATTGCATCGGTTGTTATTTCAAGCGTATCCAAATCAGCAGGCAAAGCAGGCAACACTCTCAAGCCGTTCGTACTGAAGTATTCAGGCAACGAAGCCGAATTGAGGTTTATGTAGCCCCAATTTCCGTATCCTGATGTCAACTTAACGTAGTAGTAGCCTGCCGTAGTCGTCCAAGAGGCTGTAGTGACGTTGGCGTGGTATCCTGTTTGCGCCAAACCAATGGTTGTGGTGTTGACGCAATAGTAGTTGCCACATTTGATTGTAAGTTTCAAAAACGGTGCAACCGCTGTGTCACTTGCTTCACCGACAGGCGTGTAACGAACGTCATAATTGAAAAACAGTTCGTCGTCCAACCCATAAGCAAAACCACCATCGTCAATGGTTCCTAGTGGATCCTGACCAATGCCCGTTGCACCTATCCAATGCGTGAACTGAAGCGTAGCAATGTCACCTCTGCACTTCCATGTTTTCTCCACACGCCGATGAGGTGCGTACAATATTTCGGTGTTTCCTTTTAGGCGAAACACATCCGTTCCTGCAACCAATTCTGTATCAACTGCCGTAGATGAGGCGTCTGCATTATCGTAGCCGTCAAGGCCGTAGAAATCAATGTCCGCCGATCCGGTTGTGAACGTTCCGTAGGATCCAACAGGCACGATATTGAAGATTCCTTTGTGCTGAAATATCCTACAGTTGAATGCTTTGGCAATGTCTTCAACGACCTCGTAAGCACTTGCAAATGAGGTCACTACGCCATCTGTGTAATTGTACCAACAACTGTGGTGCAGTTGAACCAAAGAGAATTGGTCACCGGCCGGATCAACCTCTTCGGCTGCTACAAAGTTGTTTGACCAACGAATGGTGGTGTCATTCCAATCAAGGTTGCCGAACCAACGAACCTTTGACAACGCTTGCCAAAGATGCACCCGAAGCAAATCCTTGCCACCGTATCCTACACCGCTTGAAGTAGTAAACGGAATTGTTTTCAATGCAGGTAAATCATCCGAAGCAACCAATTGACATCGCCGAGGATAGTACTCGTCAATCAAGGACAATTGGTCTGCGAGTATCGTGCCGTTCCAAAACAGGACGTTCGATCCTGTGCTTTGGTCATATATCCGAACCGTATAACGACCTTCTGCAGAACTCGAAAGGTTAGTGAGCAGGGCTTCGTGATTGGCGTTCTCCATCATCATCACGAATTCCACCTTTGAAGGGATAATCGCCTGAAAAGGATCCTTCACATCGCCTTGGTAGGTCAAAGTGAAACCACGCTCAACTACAAACTCAAAAGGGCTTGAGCCTGAATAATCTGAATCGATTATTTCGATCCGGTAGTTGTCGCCGTCAATGTTTCCAAACTCAGAGAAGTAACGTACTGCAGCCATTATCGTAACCTGTTGTAATTGTATTGTGCTCGTTGATTGCTCAGTAGCAAATCTTGTCCTTTTATCGTTGCCGTTAACTGTTGTGATCCACCGCCCAAATTAGCACCGGCCATTCGAATGAATTCACCCATTCGTTCAAACGGAATAACGGCCTCTCTTCCGCTTGGGTTGTCGCCGATGAGGCTGAGTGTGGGTCCGGTCGTGATACCGCCCTGTGCGAGGGCAGGAATGCCACTACTGATGTTTGACATCTTTGCCCGTACGACACTACCCAATGCAATCAATGCAGCACCGGCTACAATAGCCACAACGCCGTTCAATGATTTCAATGCTTTCTTAATTGCTTCAACTGCAGCACCCGTTGCAAGAGTGGTCTTTCCAACCTGTATTGCAATTTGTCCTAACGTTTCGAAAAGTCCTGAGAGTACTTGTCCTGCTACTTCTTTCAATGCAGTAGCAACTTCGTAGCCCTGTTGTACGCGTTCAATAACGGATCCAAACGAAGAGGCCAAATCTACCGCCAACTGAATGAAAGCATCGCGTACCTGAATAGAGAAGGCTTTGATTGCATCTGCGGTCAGCTTTAGTTTAGTACGGGTGTCGGTACCAAAATTCTCAAGTGCATTCATGAGGTCGGTCACGCCACCTTGTGCCAAGGTTACAAATGCAATGCCGGTGTCGCGAGCAATGGCTTGTAAATTGTCAAAGGACCTTTTGGAAAGGTCTGCCTTCTGAACCAACTTGTCGAACGCTTGTGCTTGAGCGTCAAGTTCTTTGGCAACTTCCAATTCACCTATCCCTGCTGCTGCTTCGGCTGCTTCTCTGTACGCGTCAGCCATTGCCCTGATGCGTTTGTCTTCGTCACCATCCAATTCGAAAACACCTGCAATCTGGCCTTCTTGTTCCGACAAGTCCAAAAGTATATCCGTGATTTCTTCTGAGCCGTCTTTCAGAATATCAACGAGTTCCTTGGTGGACTGCTTTACTTTGTCGTTGCCACCACCACCACCACCACCGCCAGTGTCAAGTAGGACGTCACCAAACTCATCAATAGCACGATTCATGCGATTGGTAATTGCGTCCAATTCGCTCTCTAGCTTGGTGATTTCTCCTGAAGCCGATTGAGCAGATTCTAGTGATTGGGCGACAAATCCTTCAATCGCAGGACCGTAGTCCAATTCAGGAACGTCAAATTCATCGGGTGCTAAAGCATCGGCTATATCTGTGTTTGCTTGATCCGCAAACGCTTCTACGCTTGCCGGGTCGAACGGATCAAAACGAACGACCGCACCGAACGTGGCTATTTGTTCCTCTGCCGACATACCTGCAGCAAGAGAAGTACCATAACGTTGCAAACCGGCTTGCGCCTCTGCCAAAGCGTCTTTTTGTTCCGACAGTGCAACAGTCACCTTGGCGAATTCATCTTCGTATGCTTTGAAGATTGCTTTCGCTTGAGCCACCTTCAAATACTCTTGGACTGATTTCTTTAGGTCATCGTAACCAGTTTTCTCTGCATCCAAATCACCGATTGTGTCCGGTGCAATCTTATGGAGTTCGTCTAGGATCTTTTGACGCTCTTCAAGGTTGTTTTCGTATAGCTTGTATTTCGCAAGCAATAGTTGCACAGAACTCCGTTCCTCTTCCATTCCCGACACCGCGTTTTGACGAATGCCGTCAAGCCTTTCCTCGGTGCTTATTTCCTTTTCTTTCGCGTTCACATACCTGTACAAAGCGTATGCGGCTGCTGCAATTGCCGCACCTGCTGCTACGTAAGGATTGGCAAGGACTGCGAGGTTCTGTTTAATCTGCATCGCGGTTGCCGAAGCCAATGCAATCTTCAATTGTCCGTACGCTGCAATCATCGCGCCGATAGCAATCAAAGCGGGTCCGATACCTGCTACAATAGCTGCAATCGTAGCAATGGTCGTTTGCATTTCGGGTCCGAGTTCGGCAAACTGCGTTGCAAGGTTGGCAACGAAATCGGCTACTGCAATAATCGTTGGTGCAAGGGCTTCGCCAAAAGCTATCTGTGCACCTTCGACTGCGGATCCTAATCGTTTGAAAGCACCCGTCGCACCTTCATTCATTATGTCGGCCATTCCCTTTGCAGCACCGTCAGCGTTTTCTAACGCTTCCGTCATACCATCGAGGTCTTCAGTACCACGACCAAGTACCAACAACGCCGTAGAGGCTCTTCGTCCAACCTCATCCATTGAGGATCCTAGCGTCAGTCCTCTTTCTGATAAGGCTTTCAATTTTGTAGCGACATCACCGCCGTCCTTTCCTAACTCTTGAAGGATCACACGAAGCGATGTACCTGCTTGGCTTCCTTTGATACCTGATGCAGCAAGTTGACCGAGAAGGGCTGTTGTTTGTTCCACCGAAACGCCTGCTTCACGCGCTACCGGTGCAACATATTTCATTGCATCCTGAAAGTTGCCAATATCAAGAGGCGTTGAACTGAACGCTTTGGCCATCACGTCAGTCAGGTGTGCAGTTTGTTGCGCTTCTAAGCCAAAGCCTCGCAACGTCGCTCCTGCTACTTCTGCTGCTTGTGCCAGATCGGAATCGGTAGCCTGAGCCAAGTACAACGTAGCCTCGGTCACCTTTTCAATTTCTCTGGCCGTGAAACCTAGTTTAGCGTATTCGGTTTGAAGTGCTGCAACCTCTGAAGCCTTGAATACAGTAGTACGCCCCAACTCCTTTGCTTGCTCCGTCAAGCGTTTGAATTCTTCCGGAGTTGCACCTGCAACGGCGCGTACCTTATTCATTGCGGATTCGAACTCGGCAAACGTTTTCACGCTCGTAGCACCCAAAGCAACGATTGGAGCGGTGAGGCCAATTGTCATCGACCTGCCGATCTGTTGCATTCCTTGACCTAGGCGTTGGAGTTTCTTTGCACTTGTCAAAAGTGCTTTGTCCATTTGTGACGTGTCCGCGCCAAATAATATGTTGAGGGCTGCTGTTCTACTTGCCATGATTGAATTGCTTTTGCATTGCCGAAAATAAGGCTCGTTTGGTCGGCGTTATTTCCGCCGGCTTTACGTCCTTTTTCCTCATTTGCTTGTACGGGTGATAGTCACCCACTTCAACGCGGTGTTCGCTTTTTGAATTGACGTTATGAATCAAAGCGAGCAAATGCGCCGTGCGATTCCAAGCGAGTTCGTCCTGAGTTTGTAAATACCGCATACACGAAAGCACTTCGAGGATACTCATAGACCAAAATTCCTTTGGCTGAATACCGCTACGAAGTGCTCTCAAGTATAGGATCCGAACCGTCAGTTCGCTTTCTTCTTCTTCGGTGTGGCTTTCTTTTTTTTTGAGTCCTCGTCAGCATCTAGCGTTTCGCCGATACTCTCCATCACCGATTGCCAATTGACCGAACCGAGTTTCGCTCGAAATTGCTTTTCGGAAAATTCAGGTTCAACATCATCGTTCCAACACGCCACTTCGTAACCGTGCCAACACAATAGAGGAACGGCTTTCAAAGGTTCCTTTTGAATGCCTTCGAGAATCTTGCTCATCGGCAGTCCTGAGGACTCTTCAGCGTTGGCAAGCGTTGTAATGTTCAAAAGGATTTTGACGCTCTTTCCTTCGATGTCTATTTTGAATTCACCTCCAAATCGCATTATTCGTCGTTATTGTTCCAAGTAGTGTTTGCTGAATCCACATACGCTTTCGTGATGGATCCGTCGCCTTCAAAGGTAACACTAAACGAAGCAATCTCGTTCAAACCTGCTGATTCTTCAAATGTGGTGACGTACGCTGCACCGTAGTACATCGTTGTGTCATCAACACCTGTTGACCAAGCGATACGAACCTGCGTCTTGTTCTGCCACAAATCAAACAAGTCAATTGAGGATCGTACGTCAGAAGTCAAATCGTATTGGATCATGCCATCGACACTCATTGACCAAGTAAGTCCGCCCGTGAGAATTTCACGTTGACCATCGTTATCTTTTGTCGTAGCGTCCAACACTTCCATTGATCCGCTGAACGTTCCGCTTGTTGCACACGCAACCAATTCCCACGTGTCATTCTCGAACGCGTCATCACCAAAGGTGTTTCCACTTGGTGCAGTTGCTGCTGTGTCAGGTAAGGTTGTATTCGAAATCCAAACGCCAATTGAGTTGGATCGAATTTTGCCGTTAGGTACTGCCATCTCTTTCTAATTTTAAATTCAGTTCTGGAAAATTTCCTTTCAAATCTACGACAGGATACTTTTCCGGATTTCTCTTGAACGTTTCCCAAGCGTGCATTGAACCTGCGTCCTTGATGTCTACGATAAGAGGCGTTTCAGTTTCAATGTAGGTTGGTTTTGCTTTTCCTATCATTAACGCCCGTTTGGCCATGCACGAATCAAGTGCTGCATTTTTGCGAGGCTCGAACCAATAATTCGTCCGGCGTTTCATCGTTTCTAGGATCCTTCTGTCTGTCACCCTGCCTACGTTGGTTGGAGCGTTTCTCGAAAACAACAACGCTCGTTTTGTCCGGTGATGTACGATATAGAAATGCAATAGGCCAATAAACTCTTCGCCATTTCGCATTCGTTCAATCATCAGTTTCGGATAGGACTCTTCGAGCAGGTTGTCAGAACAAAACTCCATCATATGTGTCCACGAGGTGTCTTCAAGCATTCGCTGCACGCCGATGTTGAATTTCTTTCCTAGTGGCTTGTTTTCAGCGTAAACGAAATTGTACCCTCGCGAGTTGGCTAGTCGCTTCATTTTCGGCTCGTGGCCAATCATATAAACGTCCGAAGGAATGCCTTCAGCGTCAAATGCTTCGAGGATCCTATCCAAGCTGTCGCACGCTTTCTTTACGGTTGCAAAACGTCCGAACACGGGCAGATGTACCGCTAACTTCATTGGACAAGGATTTCATACTCTTGAGCAAAGTGAAAAACGTCTGTGGACTCGAATACGTCTGACGCTTGATTCACGATCCTACTTTCTTTGACGTTGGTGTCTTCTGACCAACCGTCCAAAGTGTTTCGGACTGCTTGTGCTATATCCCAAGCCACTTTCGGTGAACTTGCAAAGGACGTTACGTGAACGATGTATCGGTCAATTGTACTAGACTTGTCCTTTTGGTGATTCGGTTCCATTGAATTCAACTGAATCACGATGCAAGGTATTTCGGTGCCTTGAGTGCGAAGCAAAGGATAAATTTTGGCACTAGGAACAAGGTCCGTGACTGCTGTGGTTGCCTTCAATTTGTTGATGACGTAGTGTATCATTTTGCTCCTTGTTTCTTTAAGAACTCGTTCAGGATACCCGAAACGTTCTGCCGAAAGGTGTTCTCGACAGCACGGCCAGATGTTTTCAATGCTTTGTCGTACACAGGATACCCCAAGTTTCCGGTGTGCTTAATTTTCTTGACTACAACGATTCCGCCAAGTCCACCGTTCTTGTCCGGATCGAAGAACGCAAAAGCCTTTCCTTTTGAAGGTCGTCCTTTGCTTTGGCCTGCCGTTTTGTTTTGAGGATCCACACCGAGGATACCAAAGTGAGCAACGTTTGCCCAATTGCGTTTACCCCTATCGAGCGTTCGATCCATTCCGAAGTTCTTCGCCGGCAGGTCTTGAGTTTTGCTCCTGCTTTTCAGGATTACGTATGGCCTTGTTTTACGTGCGTACTTGCCTTGAACGACGTGCATACTTTCGCCGTAACTACCTGATTTTGAAATGACGAGCGATTCCTTTTTACTGACCGCCAACGCAATTTGCATTGCATCCTTCTGTGCCTTTATCATCGGCTTTCCTCGCAATGCACCCGGCAATCGTTTCAGGGCGTTCGAAATGATTTTCGCGTGACGCGGATCCAATTTCACGGACCCGATTCGCATTGTGGTTGCTTCTGAGGCCATTACGTTCGTTCTCTCATTTCGGTTGTTAGGATCAAATAGTCATTTCGTCCTTTCTCTTGAATGCCGATAATATCCCACACAGCACCATCGTAGTGAATTTCCATTGTACGTGTAACGCCCGAAAGGAAACGAATGTACCATTCAGTCCGCGTAATGGCTTCGAGGCTAGATGCTTCAACTTCTTCCGAAGGGCGTAGGTCAATTCGCTTCGCCCAAACCGTAGCGAAGTCCGAAAGAGTTTTCACATCGGTGTTCCAATCATCTTTCGCAAGTGTCATTTCTTTGATGACAATCTTGGTATCCAATTCACCTGCGTTCCTCATATGTACCGTTGTTGATTGAGCAACGCCGTTACCGCAAATGGAATTTCGTTAATGTTCCGCCCTGCTGCATAGACGTGCCTGTTATCATAGAAATGAGAAACGAGGATCCGAATGGCCTGAAAAATTGGCTCCGGTATTGTGTCAACAGAGTGTCCTACCGTTAGATTGATAAGCACTTTGTTGTATCCGTGGTCGTATAGGGTTGGCGGTTGATCCCACTCAACACGAGCAACATCGCTCTGCAAATCAAGATAGTACCGTTCCGTGTCAAGCGTTTGTGTGGCGTTTGAGATGTCCTTGTATTGGATTGAACTCACAGCCACAATGGGGCCAATTGGAAATCGGGCGTTGTAGAACGAATCGAGGTAGCCAATACCGGTTACTTCACCCAAGTGTGTATTGCAATGGCCTTCAACGTAACTGATTGCAGCATCGCGCAATGCACCTATCAAGGTGTCGTCATCGGATCCTGAAACCCTCAAGAAATCTTTCAAATCGGATACCGAAATCACATCGTCGCCGGGCGTACCGGCTGTAAATTTTATTCTCATCATTGCAGAAACAGTGTGGTTTCGAAAATTACGGCGATTTTTTTTTGTGTAAACGTTGCATCACAAGGCAACCTCTCCTGTAATTTGCTTCAACAAACATCAAACACACAGATATGAAAGACTTAACAGCAGAACGATTCGCCGGACTTGGCTCAGACCTAGAGTTCACAAACGGCAGGGACCTACTCGAAGTGTTCTCTACCACACAAGGTTACACGACACAGTTGTACACCAACGGTCAAACGTTTACTCGAGACTTCGAAGAGTTTGAAGATTGTCAACTTCACGCTCAAAGCATTATCGACGATTTTGAAATGTGGGTCGAAATCCACTAATCTCTAACCTCTAACCTGTTGCAATGGCACATTACATTCAACCCAATGACGTTTCTCGGGCGTTCGCTTGCCTGAATTCTGTCGACCCGATTCCTGCAAATGAGTACAACGTTAACGTGGACTCAGATGTGATTGAAATCACATTGCTGACCAACGACCACTTGCGAATGCAAAAGGCGGAACGAATTATTCTTGAAGTAGAAACGCGTTTCGCAGACTATCCGACCGGAGTGTTTGTCGAGCCCTTGACCGTTGTTATCAAAATCTGCAAGAAATCATGAGAAAGGACTCTGCCGAACATTTGAACGATGCATTAGCCTCTGTCGCCGAGGCTATGCAATCGTCTTTGGATCCTTCTGACCCAATCGCACAAATGGATTTAGAACGCCGTAAAGGGCTTCAAAAGGTGTTCCTCATTATATATGAGTCAATACACAGCGCAATCGGTTTATCGCGCTCTGAAGGCGTCATACACGAATCCTTGAGCGAAGTAGAGTACTTGGAACTCAAAGCCATTCACAACGGCACGGGAAAAGTGTCCTCTAGGATTGGACGGGCGTACCGTGACCAAGAAACACTTGCCGAAAAAGGATATATCTTTGACGCTGCTTCTCCGGGCGAAAAACATCGGAACTATGTTCTCACCCAGAAAGGTTTGGACTTTCTAAGATAGTTACAGGATCCACGGTGATTACACCGTCCTGTGTTGTTTGTTTGTTTGTTCCACACATCCTGTAACGGAAAAGGGCCACCGAACGCGGTAGCCCTTTTTTTTAACCCCTATATGTTGAACAATCAATCGATGTCTGTAACGATTGCAAGTGCGCCACCCTGACGTACCGCCACATCGAAGAAACGGTTGACGTGCAAAGTGATTTGAGCGTTACCTGCTGCGCTGAATGGATCGACCAACATGTCTATTCCACCGAAGTACGCGAGCAGTAAGCCCTGATTGAAGTTACCGAAAACAATCTGACCGCTACCTGCTTCGTCTGCATCAGCAACGTTTGCAATGTGCTTCGTGGCGTGAGCTTGGTAGCCGTTGAAACGGCCATTCTCGAACAACGGGCTGACGTTGCTTACCAATGGCAATGTCTTTGCAAGTGCGTAGGCACCGGGTGACATTACATAGTGGCAGTTTGCCAAGGATCCGCCGGCTTCGATGACCTTCTTCTCCAAATTGATAGCCAATGCAGCGTCCAACGTAGTTACGTTCGCTGCAGCTGTTCCTGCCGTAGACAGGTCAGAAACCTCTGAGGATCCGAGGATTTC